CTGCTGTTGTTAGATTCACTCCAGCTAATGATGCTGTTCCAATAGATTGTCTGATACCCGCTGGTGCATACCCACCTTCAATGATAGCTGAAGAACATACTTGTTCTAATGTAGCCGAACCTGTTAATGTATTTGTAGCTTCTATTTCATATCTTATTGGTAAGTTCGCTGTTTGCATGTAAACAGTTGTTAAATTATTTGCATTATAAAATGTATGTGCAGTTATAAATTTACCATCAATGACAAAACCAACTCTCACACTTCCCATTCCTAACCATTCAAAATCCATAAATAAAATAGTTGCTTTAGTTGGATCAAGTGTATAACCAGATGTACCAGTACCATCGAGTTTATCACCGTTCCACGATGATTGAGATATTTCAGTATCTATTGCAGATCCAGTTACAAAAGTACGTCTTACAATTTTATAACCTGTACCTTCATCATAAAAAAATATTCCGTTGTTATTATCAAACATACCTACTCTTTGTCTAAGATCAGATTCTTGAGTGTTCATTACAAATGTATTTAATATAAGTAATGATTTTCCTGGTTCATAACTCATGACTCTTTTAGATTGTCTAATTACTTTATCACCACTAGCTGTGGTTATATTTAAATTAACTGTAGATTTATTTGCGGTATAAGTAACGGTTCCTGATCCTGTTAAATCTTCATCAAAGAGATCATTCTTTGACATGATATTTCCACTATCAAATATAGTAAGTGGATTAGAAACTCTTAATCGTCCAAATGCATCATAGGCCGTAGATCCATCTCCACCACCAATAACTGTTGGTTCAACATTTACATTATTACAAGAAGACATGTTAACAACCAAACCTCATATTAAACCATGTAAATCTTTCTAGTTCTTTTCTTAAATCATCTTGATATGAAAAATTAAGTTCATCTTTTAATGTAGAAAGGGATTGTAAAATCTGTCTTTGATTTTCTACATCATATTCTTCTTTAGGTTCTGGTATATATGAAGTTATTTTAGCCATTTTAAGATATCCAATCTAAGTTTTTATATTTTTTTTTATTTAAATTTATAACATAAGATTTTACATTTTTCTCACATAATTCCATATTCATATGTTTAGTATATAATTTGTCAAGAGAAGACTCACCAGTAATAGTATAAACTAGTCCAAGTTTATTTTTAACTGCTTGTTTCTTTATTTCATCAACACAGAGTTTCATAGCTTTAAAAAGTTTTATTTTACCTGTTTTTGGATTTGAGAACAAACCATACATAAATCCAAATTTAGCTTTACTATCTATATATAACCCAGCTGCACAAATTTTTTCTTTATCACTAACCATCACACCTAAAGGTGGCAACATTTCTTTTGGAATAGATAAATCCCATTTATGTTGTTTACACCATTTACTAATAGTGGAATAATCTTTAGTTAGATTCCATTTTTTAGTTTGCATTTAAAGTATTAACGTTTTTTCTATCTTCGTTATTTGCAAAAGTTTTCCAATTATCAAAAAATTTTTCTTTATCCTCTATTAGTTTATCTTGATCTTTTACTTCGAAGTAATCTGTAAATAATATATCCTCAATTAAAATTCTTCTATTTTCACAACCAAATACATATACGGTATGTTCTTCATCTCCTAAAGCTTTACCATATTTACTGTCTTCTACTCTAGTCCAATTACCTTCTTCAAAAACCATATGACTTCCTGATACTTTAATACCTCTATAATCATATAAATTATTAACTAAGAATTTACCGGTTGCAAATACTTTACCACCTTTAGCAACTTCATCTCCTAAATCAATTTTTTCAATTTCTTTTTTAGATCCATCTAACATGGTAACAAGAGTTCCTTTTAAGAAACAACCATCACCGCCGCCTCCGCCGCCTCCTCCGATACCAGGAGGGCCGCTTCCTAAGTCTCTTTCACGAATAGCTTTATCTCTAGCTGCCTGTGCTGCTTCTTCTCTTGATCTAGCTGCTGCTTCTTCTCTTGATCTAGCTGCTGCCGCTGCCGCTGCCGCTTCTCTAGCTGCTTCTCTGTTAGCAGCTTCTTGAGCTATAGCGGATTCTCTAGCTGCCTGTGCTGCTGCTTCTTGTCTTGATCTTTCAGCTGCTTCTTCTCTTGCTCTAGCTGCTGCTTCTTCTGCTGCTATAGCTTGTGCTTGTGACGAAGACATAATTCCATCAGTCATAATATTACCGGCACTGACATATGCATTATCTAAAAAAGTATCTGTTTTAGGAGAACCAAAAAGCTCTTCAGATAAATTACCTATATCAATACCTGTATTGTTAAAAAATTCATCATCTAATCTTTGAGGTGTTTTTATAGTTGGTCCTGTTATTTGAGGACCTGAAATTTCAACTGGAGGTCCCATTATTCCTGTTACATTACTGTAATCAGGCATTGCTCTAGCTGCTTCTTCTCTTCTAGCCGCAGCAATAGCATCTTGTACAGCTTGTACGTCTACTACATCATCTACTACATTATTTGTAGTTTTAAAATCCCCTTGAACATTTGGTCCTGTAAATTGATATTTAGGATCTGTTTCATATTCACTTTGTAAAATATTTTTTGTTTTTTCAGTACTAGGATCTAAAATATCTGTTTTAAATTCTTCTAAAGCTTTTATTTTATCTAATTGATATTGAGTTGCTTCTGGATCATAACTAGGACTTGAAGGATCATATTTATCAAATTTATTTAAAGATTCATTTATTGTTTCAATTCTTTCATCAACTGTTTCATCTGTAATTTTTGCAGCATTATATCCTGCCATAACATTAGTAGGATCTAAATAGTCTCCTGTTTGAACTACTCTTCCTATAGGATCTAATGCAACACCTGCACCAAGTAATTCATTTTCTTTTATAGCTCTTGGATTAACAGGTAATATATCTGATATTGCATCTGCTGCTTTAGTTATTGCTCCTACATAAGGAACCATACTTAAAATACCAGGTTTAGGTGGATAAAAATAACTTGGACTTGGTGCTACTGTTCCAGGTTCAGCCATACTTCTTCTATAAGCATATGGACTATATTGATCAGGAAATCTTATATTAGGATCTCCTGGACGAACATTAAATACATCAGAGCCATCACCACCACCGCCTTGATTAATTTGATTATAATAATCTTGTGCAGCGATAGCTTGTAAAATTTGATCTTCTGTTACGTCTTCAATCGGAACATCTACTGCAGGTGCTGTACCAGCAAGTGGTGCAAACAGACCAGATATATCAGGTAAGGGTGCATTTAAATAATCAACCATTGGCAGAGATAAACCATATTTTCTACCATATCTTGTTGTTTGTGGAGTAGACATACCTGACATTAAAGGTGTGATAGGGATGTCTACGCTGCTAGGAACTCTTCGAGGAATTCCAATTGGACCTAAATTATTTCTTAAAACAGTAGATGCTAAACTCCCTAATCCGTAATTTTGTCTATACATTATCGTCTTCCATCCGGTTTTATGTCCACTCTTAATGTGCCATAACGCCAAGTCTCACCTACAGCGTCGTTTTCAATTTTTATAGAAAGCAATCTTCCTCTTGCTCGAGTATCCACTTTATCAGTAGATGAGGTAATTGTAAAGGGTCCAAGCGGTGAACTTGCAGCGGTTCCCGATGGATAATTATTGAGTAACAATGTCACTTTTGAATTACCTGTTAATACTTTAAAATCAGGTATAAATCTACGCATAGACATAATAAACTCACCATCGCCTCTAAAATCAGCAATACCGGTTGTGCCTCCTAAAGCACCTCTACCTGCTGTAATATCAAAATCTCCTGATTGAATGTAGGCATCAATAGATGTAGTACCCGATGAATTGACCTGATCGGTTCCGGTTTCATGAGCGTAATAAATACTTGCTCCATATTTATCCGTTATACCTTGTATTGGAAAATTAGGAGTTGCAGTTCCATTATAATCCGTTGCATACGGTAGATTAAATACCCCTTGATCAATATAAGATGTTCTTGCTAAAGATCCGGTTGTCCAACAATTTTCACCATAGTTATAGGTTACCGATCGATCAACTTGACCAGATCCTGCTTTTGGATAAAACCATGTGACTTCATTGTATAAAGTATTATGCTCTGCATATACCATTTGATTGGCATCATAATTAATTCCTAAATTATCTCCTGTTGTGGTAAACACAAAGTCTTCAACTAAACACGGTAGCATTTTAACCGTACCATCGTAGACAAAAAATCCACCTTCACCCGACATCCAAAAGATTTGACCGTTTGAATAGGACAATGCATTTTGACCCATCAAACCACAATTCGTGCCGACTTGTCTTACTGAAAATGTAAATGGTGGACCTACATATTGTATAATGTACGCAGCGCTATCCGTTAATACAAATGTATAATCTTTTCCAAGTACCGCTCCTCTAATTTCATTTCCAGTATCGAGTCTAAATGTTCCTGCGGTATTGGTTGCAGTTGGAGTATAATCATTTAAATTTTCTTGATTAGAAAAACGAATAAACATTGGATCTTGAGAAGATTGTGTTCCAATGGTAGTTTCCGTTCCAAAATGAAATACATGTCGATCTCTGTCGGAGACTAACGTAAATCTTGATGCAGTTGGATTGTTGGTTGTTTCATAACCCGATGTGTTTTTAGATGCTCGAATTGTTCTTGGATTCGTTGCTCCTGCATCCCAAGTAAAAGTCTCTCCATTGAAAATAGTTGCAACAAGAACTTGTCCGAAATTATCAAGACTCCAGAGGCCGGGATCCAGGACCACGCTTCCACTAGCTCTTGCAGTTCCCCAAGTTGAATTACCCCATAGATATGTTCCCCAACCAAAACCAGCCGTTTGAAACGTTGGACCAACAATGACATAAGGATCTACTTGTGCAGATCCTGTGCCTGATGTAGTAGATGCAGAATTACTTGGCATTGTAATATCAAAAGTATTAGTATTGACATTGGTAATTTCAAATGTGTTGTCAGTAAAATCAGATGTAGCATAACCGGATCCAGTTGGAACTGTTACACTCGAAAAAGTGATATATCGTCCATCTTGTAATCCATGAGCATTTTTATTAACTGTTACTGTTGCTGAACCGGTTGTTGCATCAAATGTTACACCGGTAACTACATCATCATCGAGTGGAGTGATGTCAAAAAATTCGTTATTATAATATAAAAATAATCCTTGTGAGGTACCAATGGCTACGTATTTTTCTCCATCTAAAGAAGAAAATGCATGTTGAGCACGAGCTGCTCCAGGTAAAGTATTATTATTAGCTGTTAGTTGATTCCAGCCACCTATTTTCTCAGGTAAACCATATCGGAAACGAACATTATCTCCATCTACCCACTGAGACTCTCCTCCTGAGTCAGTGACCATTTTATTAAAACCCGGTTTGAAATTAAGTTTTTGTAGCATTTACACAATCTATTATATTTTTGTATAAATATAAAGAATAAAACCTCTATATCAAAATATAGAGGTTTATTGATTAATTTTTAGAAGATTTTTCTTTTTTTACTTCTTCTTCTTTAGGTAGTTCAGCTTTTAACAACTCAACATATCTTTCTCTTAATATATTATTGTCCTCAAATTGAGAACTTAAGATTTGTTGGTCATTAGTTATTTTTTGCAATTTAGCTAAATACAACTTACCTTTATCCGACAGCTTATCGCTATCGTAGTCTTTTTCGTCGAACTTAAAGTTCATATTACCACTCCTTTGTTTTTGATGTTAATGCAGGGTTCTTCTGTTCTTCGATTTGTGTAGACAAGTTGCTTTGCATATCTTCAATTGTAGTATCTTGATTTTCAAGAACACAATTTTCGCAATGCTCCTTAGTCATAGCATCAAAATCCATACCTTCTGAACCAGCACAAGAGCCATACATAGATGCAGAATGTTCTCCATCAACTGCTGTATATCTCCAATGTATTGTCTTTACCTTATTCTCTGAATCACATTCAAAGTTAGGAAATGACCATTCGTATGTTATTGCCATGTTGTTTCTCCTTTATTTAAATTTAATTTTATCATATAAATTTCTATAAAAATGATTAAAAGTTGTAGCCATTTTGCTAGTAATACTTTTAACATCTTTTGATATACTATTTACAGTTATTTCTTTTTTAAAATTAGTTCTTTTAAAAGGTATGAGTGTTACCATAGGTTCTCCTTTTTTAAAAACATATTTTTTTGTTATTTTACCATTATCAGCTACTCCTTTTATTTTTGACCAATTAATTATAAAAGGAAAATTAACTTCATGATATTTATCGGTATCTACGATCGCTTCAAAAAAATAAAAATCATCATTTAAATCATTACGAGTTGCGTTTAAAAACATAGAAGAATATCCTGGAGGTGTTTTTATAAAAAAGTAATTAAAGTATTTTAACGCATTGTAACTTTCCCATTTTTGAACTATTGGCATTTCAATAACCTGACTTGCTTTATGTTCTCCAACTAAAGGTTCAAGTTCATAAATATGACTTTGTTCAGGATAGAACATTTTATATTTTATTTGATCTTTATCTTCCTCTCTTAAAATCATTATATCAGAATGATTTTTAAAAACATATCCATGCTTCATAATTTCTAAAAAAGGTGGACAAAATTTAAAAGTTCCTAAATTTTCTTTTTCTAGAAAACGAGTAGCATTTTTATACCAATCAGGAATTTCTTTTATGGCAGGTACAGGTTCAAATAGTTCTTCACGTTTAAGAAAAGGAACTTTTTCAAAAAGTATTTTTTTTGTAAACATTAATCAAAATTAGGTTCAATGACTATTTTATTATCATTTATTTTTTTTTGAATATCGGATTGTATTTGAGATTGTAGATTATTTTCTGTGGTTGTATTTTCATTTTTTGGAGTTAAATGATTTAAACAAATATCTATAATTTCTTGTTTTGTAACTGTATTAGCATTTAAATTTATTTGATTTTCTTGTAAATATTCTTGAGTGATAATTCTGTCTGTAATTTCACTTTTATATAAAACTCCAGCGAAATTCATTTGAGTATCTTCTTCACCTAAATAATTATAGTTTATTTGTTTAATTACATTATTACTATCTATTTCAAAATTAAATTGCCATTTATAGTTTATTGCCATTATTTATTCTCCAGTTCAAAAACTCTTAATTTTAAATTATCTAATTCGCTACCTAGTTGTTGAATTGATTTTGTTAGATAAGGAATAATTTCTTGGTATTGAATTGAATAATAATCTTTTTCATTTTTTGGTTTATTAACAACAATTGGTAAAACTTTTTCAACTTCTTGAGCGATAAATCCTGGCTGAATTCTTTCATTGACATCCCCTTCCATTTTAAAGGTTACAGGATGTAATTTTTTAACAATTGTAAGTGCATCATCTTCAATAGAATTAATATTATTTTTAAGTCTAAGATCAGAAATAGCACCAAAACTGTTTCCTCCATTACCTAAAACAACTCCAGTATTTTTAGTAGTATTAGAATAAATAGTAAAATTTCTAATGTTAGTAGTCATAGACATATTAAATCCTGGATTTTGTGTGTTAGCAAATCCAAATTGTAAATCATAACCAGCACCATTAAATACGTGATTATTAACTACAGTACCTGTTTTAGTTGAAAAAGTTTTAGTACCCGCAGGAGTAACTTGAAATTCACTTCCAGAAAATCTTATATTATTAGAATTAGTAATGTTGTTGTTCATTTTTAAAATAGTATTATTTCCATCTGTATGATGAAGCTCTAAACAGTTTTCATCAGTTGAATCAATTGTTGTAAATCCAGTACTGTCGATAATAACTCTATCATCTCCAGAAGATGAACCTATAGTAGCACCAGTAGAAAATTTAATATCACCACCACTTGAACGAATTGCACAAACATTTGTACTATTAGTAAAGAATAATCTTGAACTATCACTACCATCACTTTGCTGACCTAATTCAATTCCATTAACTCCTGTACCAACTACTTCTAATTTTGTACCTGGAGAAGTTGTACCAATACCTACGTTAGTTCCATTTAAAGTTAAAACATCAACATTATTTTCATTACTTGCACCACTATGAATTGAGAAAGTTAATCTACCTTTTTCAGCACCATCACTAACATCTTCAGCAAATGCTTTCATCATTACATATCTTGAAAAATCTGATGGTGGTGTACCACTATCTGAATAACCACCAAAAGTAATATCTCCTAATAAATCTCCATCAGCAGGAGAAGCTGATTTGTGTAAGAAATCAAGTCTTCCACCATTAGCACCATCATTTACTGTTTCAATTAATATAGTTGGTTCGGCATTAGTTGTAGAACTTAAATGTAATAATTCAGATGGAGAAGTTGTACCAATACCTACGTTACCACTTGTTAAAATAGTCATAGCAAGAGCAGCAAAATCAAGTCTGCCATTACTATTTCTTAAAGTTAAAACATCATTACTTTGACTTGCAGTTTCCATTCTAAAACTTGCATCACCAGCAGATTGTTTAATAACTAAATCTCTACTTATAGAACTTGTACCAATACCTAATCCAGTAGCATTTAATCTCATTTTTTCTGAACCACCTATAGAAAAACCTAAAGTATCTGCTGAAGGAAAATATATTCCTGTATTTTCATCTCCAGAATTAGTGATTGATGGTAAACTTCCTGTTCCATCTAAAAAAGCAACATTATTATTACTATCAATAGTTATAGCTGTACTTGTAGCATTGTCATCTATACCTGTAGATGTGAATGAAGTTAAAGTTCCAACCGATGTAATATTTGGTTGTGCTGCAGTTGCTAAAGTTCCTGTAATATTTCCTGATGATTCTATCGTTCCTGTAATATTAATATTTCCTGTGCCTGTAATATCGTTTGAGTTTAGGTCTAGGTCTCCGCCTAAGGATGGAGAAACGTCTGAAACGACTTCTGTAAATGCTGTATCCACTACATTTGTTCCATCAGAGTAAACCATCTTTTTACCCTTATCCGTTGCAGCCCAAGTCACTCCTGTTCCAGAAGTTGTTTTAACCGTTACCGTAAAAGCACCACTAGTTGCGTTTTCAACAATATAAGTTTTTTCAATAGAGTCAGGAACAATGACATCAACATTTGCAGTAATTGTTCCCGTTAATTTTAAAACTTGATTTTTACCATTGGATAAAGCACCGTTTGAAAAAGTTAATGTAGCACCGGTTGTTGCATTTAAAGCAACTGCATCATAACCGCCGATTGCTTGTTCTAGAATAAGTAAATTGGTATTTGTAATCTGGCCCCAGGTTCCTGAGTTTTCTCCAGTAGCCTGAACCGTTAATTTTAAATTAGCTGATGTAGTATTTGCCATATTTTAGATTCCTTAAATTATTTGATATTATTAAATTTAGACATTACTGTCAAGCGACCTCTTTCCATACAGTGCTGGTATTCGTATTTATATTATTCCATGGGTTTATTGGAGCAGATCCTGTATTAACCTGTGTCCAGACTACGGCACCAGGGACGCCTTCATTCATTGTTAAATCTGTTCCAGTAATATTAACATCCACATCAGCGATTGCTGTAACACTACCTAAATTACTAGATAATAACTGACCTGTTATATTGACATTTGCATCTCCAGTAGCAACAACATCTCCTTCTGCAGCAGTTAATCCCTGACCAGTTATATTGACATTTGCATCTCCAGTGACATCTGGAACATTATCTTGAACTGTTAAATCTTGACCGGTGATATTAACATTAGCGTTTGCGGTTACTGTTACACTATTTAAATTAGCAGATAACAGTTCTCCAGTTACATCAACATTTGCATCTCCAGTGATCGTTTCATCACCTTCTTGCATGGATAGCAATTGACCAGTTACATTGACATCAGCATTGGCTGTAATTGTAACATCATCTAAATTAGTTAAAAGAGATTCACCAGTTACATTAACATCAGCATTAGCTGTGACCGTGACACTATCTAAATTAGCAGATAACAGTTGACCGGTTACATCAACATCAACATCAGTGATTGCTGTAACACTATTTAAAGTTGCAGATAATAATTGACCTGTTGGAAATGCATCAGTTGTAATTTGAATATTAACATTTCCTTCGTTGGTTGTTAAACCAATTCCAGTAAGGTTAACGTTAGCATCTGCAGTAACTCCTGCAGTACCATCATTAACGGTTAAACCAATTCCTGTAAGATTAACGGTTTCGGAAACACGGCCCTGGCCCCATAGACCAATGCCCCACTCGTTAGTACCCCAACCAGAAAATGTTGCCACTTAAGACCTCCT